GCTGGCCAGTTATTATGTAATTCTAAATACTGTTGACCAACCGTTTCGTCTTCAACTCCAGAAGCATTAAGCATATCACTATTGTTTAGTGTTAATACTGCTATAACTTTTCCGTTAGCTCCTAATTTTGCAAAATGTGCCATAATTGTCTCCTATTATAATTTAGTTTATGTTAAAAGTAAATCCATATTTATTATTGATATTTATATCTAATAACAACTATTCCTGAACCGCCAGATCCTCCAGCTGTACTTGGAACACAACTACTTCCTCCTCCACCTCCACCACCAGTATTAGTTCCTCCGTTGCCTGAAACTGGATTTGGTTGACCATTTCCTCCACCTCCTGATCCTCCAGCACCAACTGTCGGAACATTTGAACCAGGACCATTATAAACACCTCCGCCACCACCTCCTCCATAAGTAACTGGTGATCCTGAAATACTAATTGCTGTTCCTGCTCCTCCAGCACCACCTCCTGATCCATTTCCATCATTACCCACCGCAGAAGATCCTCCTCCACCACCCCCTCCAAAACTAGGAGCAGCTGCAGTTCCAGTTCCTCCATTACTTCCTTGTGATGGACTTACTGGAGGTGTATTTCCAGATCCTCCAGCTCCTGGCCCACCTGGTCCTGAAGATGCTCCTCCTCCACCACTACCACCACTAGAAGCAGTTACAGGAGATGGACTTGGTCTTGTTGCACCACCTCCTCCACCAGCGGATGTTATTGTACTAAATACTGAATTATTTCCTGGAGTACCTCCTGCTCCATTAGCTCCACCACTACCAACTGTAATTGGGTAAGCTGTTGCTGTAACTGGTAAACCCGCTATTGCTGGGCTTGGATAGTTTTGACGATATCCTCCAGCACCTCCTCCACCTCCTCCACCTTGTGTAGGTTGACCATTTCCACCTCCACCACCTCCAGCTACTACTAAATAATCTACTGAATTAGATCCTAATGAATTTCCAGCTGAACTAACTGTAAAAGTTCCTGGGCCTGTAAATGTATGAATTTTGTAATTTCCACAAGTTGTGATTGTTCCACCAGTTGCTGAAATATATAATGGAACACTAACTTCAGATAAAGATCCAGTATCAATTATTCTCCATCCTTCTGTACCATCTACATAAATAAAAGTTGCTGTAGTATTACTACCATTTAAAATTAAATTTTCTGTAGCTGCATTAATATTAGAACCATTTCTTCCAACAGTTAAATTATTAGTTGACCAAGTTCCTGTGTAATCTGAAAAAGCAACAATATCTCCAGCAGTAGGAGTTGCTGGAAGTGTTGCTGTGAATGCAGCACTATTTGTATCACAAAAATATCCTACACCACTAACAGCAGTAAAACCTATAGTTTTTTTAGTTGTATCCCAATTAACTGTTCCTGTTCTTCCAAACCCTGTAGCTGTACCATTATTCGTGATCGTTGCACCAGCTGGAATAATAATAGTATCTCCACTGTCGCCCAATGTTAATTGAGTACATGTTTGTTTAGGACTAATTTTATTTACTTTAATTTCACTCATAATTTTTTATCGGTATTGATATCTTATTACAACTACCCCAGATCCACCAGCACCACCATTTAGACAAGGTTGTGAAGAATTACTTCCTCCACCTCCTCCTCTATTTGTTGTTCCAGCTACTCCTGCTCCACCACCTGTACCGCAAGGACTACCAGAGCCTGGAGTACCACCAAAACCAACAGAAGCTCCACCAGCTCCACCACCAGCATATGCTAAAGATGAACCACTTATAGAAGTTGAAACTCCAACTCCTCCTGAACCTGCAGTTCCTGATCCATTACCTCCTGCACCCCCAGCACCTCCTCCACCTCCAGCAGCAAAACCTGGTGGATTTCCAGAGCCTCCTGGATTTCCTTGAGGTGGACTTACAGGGGGTGTGTTTCCTGCAGATCCTGGGCCATCAGCTGTTCCTCCTCTACCAGAACCTCCTGCACCAGCTGGACCGCAAGGTGAAAGACTTCCACCACCTGCTGAAGTTATTGTTGAAAATATTGAATTATTTCCGTTACCTGCACTAATTGGGGAAGGAACACCAACAGTTCCTGCATTTCCACCTGCACCTACTGTAATAGGATAAGCCGTTACTGAAACTGGTAATGATGTTGAAGAAGCTAATGGAGAAGCTGTCCATGGAGCACCTGTTGCTTTTGATTCTCTGTAACCACCAGCACCACCTCCTCCAACTCTTCCTCCTTGTCCTCCGCCGCCTCCAGCTACTACTAAATAATCTACTGTTGATGATCCTGGTCCTGTGTTTGTAACTGTAAAAGTTCCTGGTCCTGTAAATGTGTGAATTTTATAATTTCCACAAGTTGTGATTGTTCCTCCAGTTGCTGCAACAAAAGTATTTCCTTGAACTAAAGTAGCATCTCCTACGTTAACCCAACCTCTTGTTGAATCAACATAAATAAAAGTTACTGATTGGCCTTGAGTGCTTAAACTTGCTGGAGATGAAGCGACTCCTCCTATTTTTTCTGTTCCATTTGCATTAACTGTTACATTATTTGTATTCCAAGTTCCTGCATAATCTGATAAAGCAACTATTGCACCAGCTGTTCCTGCTGGTAAGTTTACTGTAACTCCGCCACTTGTTGTATTAATAAAATAACCAACACCTGATGCTGCTGTAACTGTTGTAGTCTTAGGAGTTGTATCCCAATTAACTGCACCATTGTATGTAGCACCAAAACCACTGGATGTTGCACCAGCTGCTAAAGTAACTGTTTGTCCAGATGTACCAATAGTTAAAGTTGTACTATTAGTTTGAGTAATTATAGTACTCGTATTTGAATTCTGTATTGTATCTGTTCTTAATATTCCCGCCATAATTTTTACTGATATTTATATCTTATTACTACTATGCCTGATCCGCCTGCACCACCACCTGGAGCTGGTAAACCACCACCAACAAAACCCCCAGATCCACCACCTGTGTTTGCAGTTCCACCAGAATTTGTAGGCGTTCCTCCATCTGATCCAGCTTTTCCACCACCACCTGCTCCACCATTACCTGGTGAACCACCTAAATTAGTTGAACTTGCTCCACCACCACCACCTGCAAAATATCTAACTCCAGGAACTGGTCCTGGTGTTCCATAACTTGGAGCCGTTGGTCCAAATACTCCGTTTGGTAAATAAGATCCATCTCCTCCTGGACCACCTGCACTTGGTGAAAAATTAGTACCTGCTTGAGAAGCTCCACCACCACCACCTGAAGAATATGTTCCACTAGGAGGACCACCTGTTCCTCCAGGATTACCTTGTGGTGGACTTACTGGAGGTGTATTTCCTGTTCCTGCTGGAAATGGGCCACCAGAAGCAGATCCACCACCACCACCAGATCCTCCTGGAATTCCTGGTCCTGGTCCAGCACCGAATCCTACACCACCTGGTCCACCACCAGCAGATGTTATTGTTGAAAAAATTGAAGGGCTTCCACTAGGTGCAGGATAGGGATTTCCTCCACCACCTCCAACTGTAATTGGATAAGTAGTTGCTGAAACCACTAATCCTGAAATTTCTGGACTTGGGTAGTTAGTTCTAAAACCACCTGCTCCGCCTCCGCCTGCTCCATAACCAGCATCTCCACCACCGCCAGCTACAACCATATATTCTACTGAATTAGATCCTACATCATTTCCACCACTTGTTACTACAAAAGATCCAGGTCCTGTAAATACATGTGTTTTATAATTACCACATGTTAAAACTGTTCCACCTGTTGCTGCTACAAATGAAGGTATTTGAAGATCATTAACGTCTCCAGTATCTACTGCTTGCCAACCTCTTCCTGCTCCTGAATAAACCAGTGTTGTAGATAGACCATGATTTGCTAATCGAGCATTAGAAGTATTACCTTCTATAAGACTACCATTTCTTAAAATATTAATATTATTTGTTGCTGCAGTACTTGCCCAATCTTTAATTGCTACTATAGCACCAAAAGAAGGACTAGCTGGTAATGTCACATTTACTACCCCAGCAGAGGTATCTACAAAATAGCCAACTCCACTTACTGCTGTAAAATCTGTTGAATAAATAGTTGAAGACCAATTAACTGCACCATTATAGGTTGCTCCAAATCCTGTAGAAGTAGCTCCTGCTGCTAAAGCGACTGTATCTCCAGAAGCACCAATTGTTAAAGTGGTTCCTGATTGTGGTTCAATTGCATTAACTTCTATTTTAGACATATTATATTACTACCAAAGTTCCTGTTACAGTTAAAGTACTTGTTACAGTAACCGGTCCTGCAAGTACTCCAGATTGAATTGTTTGTGTTTCACTAATTGTTGTTGCGTGTGTATTTACAAATGCTTGTGCGAGCATTGAAGGGGATGGTGTATATTCTGCTGGTAAAGAACAAAATATATCTTTAACCCCTGCACTAAAACTTACTAATGAACTAGCGTTAGAGCTAGATATAACTGAATCTCTAGTAAAGGTAGTAGCGTTCGTTAACGAGCCAATGCCCACTTCCCACTGATTGCCTAAAGCAATTGAATAGTAAGTTGAGTTACCTGCTCCGATGCCAGAAGAAAAACTTTGAAAGCCTAACTGTGCCCCGCTTAAAGTAACAGTGCCTGTTCCGACTGTTGAAGTAGTTTCTTTGACTCTGTCGTTAATAACGAACGCCATAAAGCTACCTCTATGCTATTCTTAATATTGCATTCGCTGATGTAAAAGCTGGAAATATAATTGTAAATGTTCCAGCTGTTGCTGTTTTATCACCACCAAAGTCTAGAACACAAACTGCTTTATTAGATTCGCTTGTATTATAAATTAAAGCTCCTCTTGCAGTTAATGTAACACCTGTAAATGATAAGTCTGCAAAATCTACGATTGCAACACTTGTATCAAGTGATGTTTGTTGTCCTGTTAGTGTTCCACCTCCAGCTACATATTGTCCTGTTGCTGATACTTCACTTGTTGAAGTATAAACAGTTGTTGAAGCTGATAAGTTTGCTGCTGATGTGTAAAGTGATAATTTAAATACATCTCCGCCTGTTTCAAAATCATGAATTCCTTCAAGTATTTCTTGTTTGAATGAATTGCAGACTGCTTGTGCTATTGCCATATATTGTCTCCTTTAGTTATGGTGATGGTGAATTAAGTTTTATTCTTAATGTACCATCATTAAATTCGTCTCTGCGTCTTCTTCCTGTTTGTTCTAACGCAAATCCTTGTAATGCTGTATTATACTTGTCCTGATACAAATTGTACATATCCATGGGTCCTTTTAAGAACGCAAAGGCTTCTACTAAACACGCATATAATAATAATTCTGGAGCATTAATACTTATATAAGTTTCTGTATTTGTAGAACTTAAACCATCTGGTGTATAAATATAATCCAAAGTTACTGCAAAACCGCTACTTGGTGTTGGAGCAACTTCAATAGCATTTTCTCTAAAAGTTGCATAATATTTAGGAAAGCCAGTTGCACCTGTTGAATTATATTCAGTAATAAATGTGTCATCTCTAGGTTCTAATGCTACTAGTACTCCGGAACTATTTGTAGCAACCACGGATCTTACAATTAAAGCAACTCGTGTTGTTTGTGATCCTGATGATTGATTTGTGCTTGGTAAAAGTAGGTATTTATTATTGGCAGTAAAACTAGAAGTCGCGTACTCGCGCGCGTAATCCGCATCTGCTTCTCTAAATATTTTTAATTCAGCATCTCTAATAAAACCATTAACAATAGTAGATGTTAAAACTTCAGCACCTACCTCTGTATAATCTCTAATCTTTGTTACTAATTCTGAATATGTCATGTTATACTTATAGTTACATTTCCAACAGCTGTATAAGCTGATCTTTTATAATTAATAATATCTCCACTTTGTTCTGGTTCCATACTAAATTTATTTGGACCATTTGCAGTTGTTTCAAATTGACCTGGCCAATAATATAAATCTAACTGCACTAAACAACCACCTCCCGGTCTAACATCTGCTCTTGGACGTTTAAGTCCTTGTGGATCAGCTGGATGATAAGGTGGATCTAATTGGGGATGTTTTGGTTCATATTCACTTATGTGAACAATAGAACCATTCCACTCTTTAACCATTTCAAGATAAGGAAATTGCATTCCTGATCTATCTGAAATCGCTAGTGATCTTTTTCCTCTTGCAAAAGCCATTAGTATCTATCTCCAAAATAAGTAAATGGTGAAATATATAAAGATGTTCTTTGACCATCTTCTTGTAAAGCTCTTTCTAATTCATCTTCGTATAATAGCTTTAAAGCTTGTATTCTATCAGGTGCATATTTTTGTGATAAATAAAAAGCAAGTCCAGAAACCATACACGGTAAAAATCTATAAGGTAAATCTGCTTGATTAGTGTAAGAACCAGCATCTTGAATTCTTTGAATGTAGTAATATTTTAAATAAGTATAAGTTGTACAATCTGGTGCAAGATATAAACTAATTTCTGGTGTTATTTGTCTATTTACATAGTATTGTGAAGGCTGTCCTGTTTGACCTTTATTAGGTAATGCTGCGTATGCAGATCTATCAATTTTGTTTAATGATATATCATTAGTGCTTGAAGTTATGCTTTCCGTTGTTGAAACATAAGCTTCTAATACATCACTACAGTCAGAAGGTGTAGTATATGTAATTGTTCCAGCTGTCATTAACTGGTTTTTTAATTCTACTTTCCAAAGATGAATACCTCTATTTCCCCATTCAGAAAATAATAAATTTAAACTTCTTCTAGATGATTTTAAATCGTAACCTTTTGTATTACGAATGCCACATCTTTCAAAAGATTCTTCAATGACATCATCGATGTCTAAATTAAATGATGTTGTTCCAGATGTAGCCATAAGTCATAACCTTACTTTTTCTTTTTAGCCGGTTTTTTAGATCCGTTAATTTTTCCAGTAAGTTTATAAGGCTTATGTGCACCGCCCATTGGTTGTTTTGTTGCTACGCTCATTATCTAATCCTTGATTTTTGTTTATTAACTTGAATTGATTTTTGACCAAATGGTTCAAAAACAGATCCGCCAGTTGACATGTTAGGTATTTCAGTTGGTTTTACATCTTCTCCTACTGGTTTACCTTTAACAGTTGGTTTTACTTCTAACATTTCAGCTTCTCTTCTAGGCTTATTACCTAAAACTTTTTTTGCTGCTTTTGCTACTGCTTTACCAATACCGATCATAATTAATCTCCTGTGTTAATCATACCACCATAGTACTTCTTAGTAAATGTCTTAACAAAAGTAGGCTTTGGGCCAGTATTACCAGCTGCTCTTTTTCTTGTGACTGCTGATTTTCTTTGACCTTCTGACATAGATCTTGCTTTAGCTAATGGTACACATTTTGGATATCCTTTTCTTTTTTCTCCTTTAGATCTGCCACATGGAGCAAAAGAGCCATCCTTACGTTTAGCCCCTATATCTACCCACTTTTCTGCAACCCATTTTCGTAAACTCATTTTAAGACTTTTTAGTAACTTTTCTTCGCTCTTCCATTATATCTCCACAACCTTTTGCAATTCCACCTTGATCATAATTTGATACTGCTTTTCTTTGTTGAGATTTGTTTTTGCCACCTGGTTTTATTTTTCCAGAACAAACTGCTGATGCATACATGTTAGCATATGCACTTGGATATACTTTAAATTTTCTTTTAGCCGCAGCTTTTCCTTTTGGACAAAGTTTAGCCATTACTTTTTCTTCTTTCTTTTTGATGCCATCATGGCTCTTGAAGGTTTAGCCCCTCTTAGTTTACCATAAATTTGTTGTGGTATTTGTGATCTGCCTATTGCCATAATTAATACACTGGTGAATAAACAATCTTACCATTTACCTTTTGAGCCTTCAAGTATTGCCTTCTATTATACTTACTTGAAAAACTACAATGCACCCATCCACTATTAGGCTCATTTTCATTCCAAAACTCAAGTATACATTGATCATAGTCTAAGTTAGCTACAATAAATTCTGCTAAATCTTTATTGGCAATACCAAACACTTCAAAGTCTGCTGCTTCCCCGCGCGTGTGCTGGCTCGTGGAGCTTGATCCGA